TTACCCCACATAAGCCACTAAATCACATTCCATTTTGCGTAAAGTCCCATCAAATGAATGGTTGACTTGCCTAACAAAATATTTACCTGTAAAATCCAAATCAGGGTAATCAAAAACCAATATAACACCTGATACTACATCATCAGAGCCTAACATTTCAACACTGCGAGTTTCTGTAATCTGATTTAATTCTTTTAAAAGATTTGCAGCAATTATAGATTTTGAAGATTTGTCATCATCGCTAGGTGTTTCTATCTGTTGTAATAAACCGTATTTAGCCCGGCTGTTTTCATCAGTAGCACTTGCGAGTATCTTTATATCTTTATCACCACTATCAACAACTAAAATTTTGTTCTTTAAATTTTCAATAGAGTTTGAAGCTTGAAAATCCGATACCGTATCTGTAATATTAATCGATTGACCTGATAAATCATAAAATGCATTTACTAATATTTCTTTTGATTGAACAATATTTACTTTTTCTACATTTTGCTTAATAGAATATTTTTTACCAGTTTTTTTAAAAGCATCGTCTAAAATTTCTCTTAAAATATCTGAAACAACAATCTTTTTATATATTTTTTTAACTGTTATTGGTATATTCGCAATATTACCAATGGGAACTTCGACTTTATTTAATAATTGAGTGATAGCATCTTTTGCACTACAACCGTTAAATTGAATAACTATTTCATTTTTATTTAAATAGAATCCATAATCAAATCCTGTATATTGATAAAATTTATTTTTATCATAACTTTCGTTAATAATAATACCAACTAATATTGTTTTAGAACCGTTTGATAGAGTAAAATGATTTCCAACGTTCAATTTTGTAGTTGTAGAAAACTCTATTTTTGTTGAAAGGCCGTCTATATTATCAGACCATTTTAAATCGCCGAAATTTTTAAGTTCAATTCCATCTATTATTAATTTGTAGTTATTTGACATATTTTTTTCCTCCTTATTAATCTTACTTACTTATTGCCATAACTTATAACTTATTTTGCTACATCAATTCATCCATCATAAACCTCAAAGTCTACATTTACTTTGTGCATTACATCATCAATATTATGATGTGTGGAAATTACAAGATGCTGTCCAACAAATCCGAATTCGGGATAATTAAAAGACAACAGAACACCTTTTTTAATCTCATCTGAACCAAGCATTTCAATACTACGAGAAGATGTAATTTTATTCAGTTTGTTAAGCATATTTTGAGCGATAACACTCTTGGGTGTTTTGTCATCTTCATCAGGAGTTTCAATAACTTGAAGTTGTCCATATTTTTTTATTGAGGCTTCATCTTTTGCCTCCGCTAAAATATAGATTTTATCTTCTTTATTATCTGTTATTTTAACTCTGTTTTTCATATCCTGAATTGAATCTCTGGCAGAGAAATTTCCAATATATTCAGTTATATTTATTGTGTCTCCATTGAGATCATAAGTTGGATAAATTTCTATTTTAATAAATTCTTCAATGTGAATTTGCCTGCCTCTAACTCTCAAAATATAATCAATGCCCGTTTTCTTTTTTGCCATTTCAAGTAATTCTCTGATTATATCTGAGATAAGAACCTTTTTATAAATCTTTTTTACACATGCCGGTATTTCAACAATTTCACCGATTGGAATGTTCACCTTATTTAAAAGCTGTCTAATAGCCTCTGAAATAGTACAACCGTTAAATTGGACAATTACCTCATTTTTGCCCAAATAAAAGCCAAAATCAAAAACTGTATATTCATAAATTTTGTTTTTATCCCATCCTCTGTCAATTACAATCCCTCTCAATATCTCAGTTTTGTCATTAAACAAGATAATTTGATTGCCTATATCAACAATATCTGTACTTTTAAAAGACATTTGAGTTGTAAAATAATCTAAGTCATCGCTCCATTCAAGTTCTCCCACATTCTTAATTTCCTTGATAGGTGTTTCATCTGTTGCTGTAAATAGTTTATAAGCCATTTAATTCCTCCATTTCTTTAATTATTTATTTACCATTTAATACATTTTTAATTTCTTGTTTCCCCATCTGAGCTTTGTTTATTAATTTCAGCATAATCGCTCACTTTCTGTGTATATTTGTTATAAAATAAATCAATCACTTGGTTACTTTCGTTGTGCCTATTTTTTGCAATGATAAATTCCATTTTCCCTTCACTTTCGGTCGGGTCAAAATAATTTGGCCTGTGAACAAAGCAAATTGTATCTGCATCCTGTTCGATTTTACCGCTATCTCTTAAATCAGATAATTTAGGGCGTTTATCGTCTCTACTATGTAAATCTCTGTTTAGTTGATGAAGCACAAAAAACGGCTTATTTAATTCAAGTGCAAGCAATTTTAAGCCTCTTGAGATATCCCCAAAGCGTTCATAACTGCTCTTATTTCCGTTTCCGCTTATCAATCCCAAATAATCTATAAAAACAATCTCGCTTTCGCTTTTTTGTTCTATCTTTCGGATCTTTTCAATTGTTATGTTATAATCTGTGCAAACCTTAATCTGTAGTTTTTTAAACTCATCTTCCGCATATTTTAAATGCAATTCTTGATCAAGTTCTGTTAAGGAGAAGTTTCTAAATCTTCCTGCATTTATTCCTGTTTCTGAACAGATCACGCGGTTTTGTAATTGGCTCAATGACATCTCTAATGAAAAAACATCAACCTTTTTACCGTTCTTTGCCATCCTTGTAATTAGGTTTAGCATCATACAAGTTTTACCCATTGAGGTTGCCCCTGCAAAAATTATCACATCTCCCCCTTGGAAACTACCTAATTTTTGGTCTAAGCTCGGATAATAAGTTTTTACTGCGGTATCCCAGTTGTTGTAATATTCACAAAGCAAACTCCCTGCATCTGTTGAAATATCTACAAGTGTTGATGTATCTTGCCATTTTGCAATTTCTTTTTGAATATCTTCATTTTCTTTTAATGATTTAGCACCTTCAACCAATCTATCAAAATAGCTTTCGTGGAGCTTATCAAGGTAATATTTATAATTTACGTTTGAGATAAATTCAGAATATATTTGATTTGTAGCTTTTTGCAATTCATCCTCTGAAAGAAGCTCGCAAACGCTGAAAACATTTATCTCTTTGCTTGACTTTAAAAGATGCTCGCATATTCCAAAAAGCTGTTTATAAAATTTATTTAAAAACATATTAGGAGATAAATTTTTGATAATGTGTTCTTTATTCCCACATTTATCACCTAAAATCATTGTAATTAATTCTCTTTCGTATGTGCTACGCAAATCCATTGTATGAAGTCCCCTCTTTTACTTTTTTCACTTGCTGTTCAGCCTTTGAAATCCAATTTTTACTCTCTTCGATATAACCAGCACATTTAGCAGCCCCAAATAAGGTTTCAGGACGTAAATATTTAGACATTTCGTCATCTTTTAACCATTCAGAAACTTTAAAATCAACAACTTTTTTAAGTTCTTCCTGAGAATATTCTTTTAATCTCGCTTTTATAAACTTCAAATTACTTTCAATTGGTTTAAATCCCTTTGAAGCTTTTAAATTTAAATAAATTAAAACATTTACACAGTCTTGCTTGCAAGACATAATATTTTCTTTTTCTTTTTCTTTTTCTTTTTCTTTTGGGAATGACTGCTCATCCACATCTACTACACCATTACTACACTTTGCTTCAAGTTCATTAATATATCTGAATTTTGAAGGTTTATTAATAGTTTGATGTTTTAGGAAGTTTTTTATTTTTAAATATTTTTCTCCTGAATATTCAAGTAATACTACTACACCACTACTACATAATTCTTGTATAGCTTTTTTAATGTCATTTAAAGGCGTGTTATCATAAGGAAATATATTATTTCGTAGATAAATCTCATTAGCTCTACAAATTCCTCCATCATCAGCAAAATTCCAAGTGCCAATAAATAAAAGTCTTGCTAAGATAGATATATTTCCCATTTTTTCATCAGCCCAAAAATCTGCTTTTATCATTCTATTCCTAGTCATTATATAACCCCCCTGTACTATTCAGGGTTATCATGCCTGTCCACAATTGACTTTTAAGTGAGAAATGAAGTATAATTATCCCATAGATTTTATTATTTATAAGATGTGTTCTAAAAAGCACATCTTTTTTTATGCTATCCAAATAACTATCCTCCTACACTGAAACTTTATTTGTTTCTTCAACCCATTTAAAAAACGCCGATTCTATAATGTAGATTCTGCCACCAATACGTCTTAATGCTTTACCTATCCCATTCTTATCTTTAAAAAATATAAGCTGCCTTAATGCCCCGACTGTAGGATAAGGATAAAAGTCATTCCATTTGCTTACTGGAATCAATTTTTCATTTGCTAAGTTTTCCATTTTTTCACACTCCTTTAAATTTTTTTGTGAATTATCAACATTTATAGATTAGAGTATTGCACGCCAAAATAAAACCCAAAAAGCTTGGGCTTTCGGGTTTATTAACTACATATACAAAGTATTTGGTATTTTGGGATTTTTATATTTGGTAAGTGTTTTCAGCAAGAATATTGCGTTTAGCTCCATTTTCTATTAAAAAATTTCTTGTTAAAATGAATGGAGCTGCATTTAAAATACTCTTAAGTTGATTACCTTTAACATAATGCATTTTTAATCTATCTGAATTGCAAATTTTATTTACTATGTTATTTTTTTTGTCTACAACAGTTTTAACAGGTATATTTAATGCTTTTGAAATTTTTTGATTAGTATGCCCATTGTAAATGAGTTTTATAATTTCTATTTCTGAATCAGTTATCTTATCTTTGTCTAACATTAAGTTGTAACTTAAATTATATATTTCAGCAACGCTATTATAAAATTCTAGATTGTTTTTATAGAATTTATTCTCTGCTTCTTCGAAGTCTTTTATATTTTGCTCAAAATCTTTTTTCTTTTTTTCTTCAAAAATTTCTATTTTAATCAACTAATTTTTGTATTCTTTCTCAAAATCACTTC